GAATCATCCAAAAACAAACGGCCGCCCCCTTCGTAAATACGTTGGAGTACCGTAGAGAAAAATCCAACCTCTATTTGGTTAAATGTTGGCTCGGGCTAAACGATCCCTGTTAATGATTCAATTTTTCATTTATGTCAGCAATTGATATAAGGCTCAAATTGCTAAAGCCGTTAAGCGCACAGACCTCTACGTGATCTGCTCAAAGTTGCGCGCGTTACAAATTTTGAACTCAGAGGCCAGTTTCTTTGATTCACTGGCTTGAGACTGCTGTTCTATCGGATCTCCTTCCTTCCGTACGAATTCCACGAAAGTAGGCTGAACAGCATTTGGATTGGGTGGCACTAAATAATAGTACGCAAAGTCGTCACCGGCAGCTATCCATCCATCATTAGAAAAACCATTATCTGAGACTACATCCACAGGAGTGTTTGCATTCACAGGATTATAGTCAGATCGAGCAATTGTGGTTGTATAAAATAATTCAGTACAATACCACGGCACTTGTATAGGAACTTGTGCTTCAGATGCTGATCTGCTAGCTAAGGCGTTATTCATAACATTAGATGTCTGGCTGACGTGTTTGGCCGCGACGTAGATAGATTGAGATATCACTTTCAATCTTCTTGACCCCCTCCAAAATAAAAATGATCCAGAGAAAAGTTGAAGTGGTGCTAAATGCACAACAGCAGTGTTCCAATCAGTAGGAAAAGACTGAGGGGAAGCTGGTGGAGTCCACGGTGTATATCGTTTAAACATGTCAGTTATTGTAGTAGATTGATCTGCCATGTATATACCGCTTTCTCGAACACCAGTACTTCCAGTCTTCACTCCTTCTGAAGGTTCACTCCATTTTTGTGATAAAGCTGACTGAGGTTTAAAGTTTGTTTTCCTTACTGCGGATGGTGTAAGAGCACCATTCCAAGATGTTTGCATGGCTAACTGATAATCAGGGCCAGCCGCTCTCCATACATTAATATAGTATGTAGCATCCGCGGGTAAGGACGAACCTTGAACGTCTGTCAATGCTTCTACAACTAACCACGGCGTATCAGGAACTGAATCCGCTGTAGTAGTAGTATAAGACCACATACGACGACCTAAGTAAGGAACTACAAAGGAAGTCCATGCATCCCCTTTCACGTCTACGATCCTAGACATGAAACCGCTGCCATTTCCCGTCCCTCCTGGGGGAACCGAGAGGGAGTGAACAACGGAGATCTTAAAACGACAGGAGTAAAATGGTGTACCAACAAACTGAAATAAATACTTTATGGAACCACGATAAAATCGATAAAACCCAGTAGCAAAAGCTAAATAATCAGGGTAATCAACTAATCGGAAGGTACTAGAATATACTGCAGGATGTACGGCAATTTTCAAAACGACTCCTTTCGTTACGACCGACGTAGAATAAAATAAAGCTGGGGTTTGACAATAGTCAACAACGTTCATATCTGACGAATTCATGTTGACATCCTTCGAAACCTGGCATACAGGAAAACTAGACAAACTTTCTGAATAATCTGTACCCGTCAACCATGAGTGACCTCTATTAGAACGAGATGTCACAAACGTGAATGCTTGGTCAGATGTAGGTTTATCTAAATTGGCAAAAATGTTCTTACCAAAATCAAGTATACCAGACACCAAAGGAATGGATCGGATAATCGGAGAAATCAAAGAAACTACTCCTTTAGCCGACTCACCTATTTTGTCGTGGGCCTGCCCCTCTTTATTTACTTTACTTTTCGATGACTGAGGAAAGAAATTAGTTTTCCTCACTGACGGTAAATCTTTGAGAGTGGTCTCAGGATCCAAAATACCATAAGTGTGAATATTAGTCATCTGAATAAAGACTGAAACTGGAACCGTATCAACAACCGAGGCTGATGATGTCAAAAGTGGATTCAGTACTTTAATATTAATCCTCGTGTCGATCCACTCAGCTGGGAACGCTAAGTCATAATGAGGATTAAGTTGAAAAAACGGAATATCTAGTGTACACTGATCTTGCTGGGATGCAGATAATAAGATAGCATTAGGCATACTTGCATAACCTATCATCCCTCCCGGCACATTAGCAGTTTGGTAATTATCTGGGCACCAATTCACGACTAAACACCCTTGGTGAAAAGGTGTACTATTAAGTCGTATTGTTACTTTGAAACCACATTGCAAAAATCTATACATAGCTTGATTGAACACGCCAAGTATGGATTGATGAATAGTCGAAACTGTTAAAAATGCGGTGAGCAATTTGATTTCCGTCCCGGTCCATGCATTATTCCATGCAAGGTCCGGTAATTGGACTACTCTCCCAAGCAACGTTGTTGGTGTATCTTCCGGATATGGATTTACGGAGGACCAACGTTGCTCCAGGGTTAAATGAGAACTCTGCTCGATTACTCTTGCAGAATCTTCAAAGCGAACATTCTGTTCTTGTGAGACGATTGCTTGATCGGTCTCAGTAGACAAACTAATGTCTACTTGTTGAGATGTTGTTGTTGTTTGAGCTGACCAATTCGCGGCAATGGGAGTAAGCGGTCAAACTTACTAGCGCCGAAGTGTGAAAATGTTGCATTAAACCAGCACATTGTTCTCCATTTCATTCACAAGGAAAACACGTTCACGGTAAAACGTCTAAGTTTATAGTCCCATACGACTTCAGGAATTGTTTAACGTACAATTTCTAAAACGGTCTGCAATTGTTTTATGGCACAAAATGCAAAAGCCCGTAGGAAACTGATTAAGGGTTCAATTACCGAAACCGCAAAATAGTTTAAGGTCATTTCGGACACCTATTAAAATTTACTATTAAATTTAACCAAATTTAAATAACATCATTACTTTACGATTTTCATCGTAAGTAGTGTTAATTAAAGGCTGATGAACAGCTCTTAAAAATATATTAAATGTCTTTTGGTATTGTTCATACAAATCTCGTCCATGATAGACAAGTTCTCGAAGTGCATTGTCCATATTAATACGCATCATCTGATGTTTAGTCATTGATTCGTGTTTATGAACATATTGAACCATTGTAGTAATTGAATTAAGTGACAGTTGAGCAAAGATATAACCGCCTCCATCAGGAGTCGTATCTTGTATAAACCTTCTACACAAATAATCCGCATCATTTATTTTAAAAAATGTTGGTAAGTCAAGAGACTTATTTGGTGCGGTGTGTTCTTGGTTAAACATTTGCTTTGCCATAGCTGCCACTGTCTTACAATTATACCAATGTCGAATGTCTGGATGAACTCCAGCACATCCATCATCTCCGAATTTCTTCTGAGATATGTAATCATCAAATTTCAATAGCAAATTTTGTCGCATACAGAGTCGTAAGAACATACAACGCTCACGGACAGAGTTAAACACAGAGTTTAGAAAAGAAGTCAAAAAAGTTCCTGACTTCATATAAAACGCGGCGTGCAATTTTCCATTGGGCATAAGAACATACCCATAGAAAGTTTGAATAACAGAAGCAAGGAAACACAATCCATGCTTTGATTTAGGCTTGATGTTATAAACCATACAAGCTATCATCCAAACATAATATGCAAACCATGGAGGATATCGTAAATCCCA